CCTTTTCTATTAGAGCAGTACAAGAACAAGACGGTACAAGACGAAGAGATCTTATTGTACAAACAACTGGAGCATTTCGAAATGAACAAGGGGGAGCTTGGGACTTTGGGAGTTTAGCATCTCCATCTGGGCGTGGTTCAAATGTAAGTGTAGTGAATTTCGATTCAGAACGAGTTGTTCGCAGTGCAAATGAAACACGTCCCCGCAACATCGCTTTCCACTACATCTGCTTAGCCGAATAAGGAGTACAACATGACCGTAACATTTAATCAAGACGGCTTTGCCGAAACTAGTGGCGAAATCACCGTGTATTGCACTGACAACCAAGGTATTTACAGCCACAGCACCACCGAATTTGTCAGCGAAGGTGGCAGTCTTTCCGCAGGCAGTTATTTAGATGCACCGCCACAACCGAAACAAGGTTTTGTCATTGTGCGAGCAGATAACAGTTGGCAATATCAAGCCGACCATCGAGGCACCTATTACAGCAAGGAAACAGGCGAAAAAGTAGAACATACTGCACTGGGTGAATTGCCCGAAAATTTAACCGCACTTGCACCACTTACTGAACCATGCAAATGGAACGGTACAGCATGGGTAAAAGATGAAGAAAAAATTGCTGGTAATTTTACAACAACCCAAACTCGCCTTATCGCCAACATAGATGAGCACGCGGCAAAAATCTACAGCACCTGGACACGCTTTGAGAGTGAGTACCGCGAGCGTCAAGCTGCAGCGGATGCCTTTAAAGCGGTAAATTATGAAGGCGAATGCAGTCGATATATCTCAGACTTTGCGCAACGTGCGAGACTGGATAATAAGACCGCCACAAACCTGATTTTGACACAAGCAGCAGGCTTGGAAAAATTGCAAGTTGAGTTGGCTAACCAACGTATGCGTAAGTATGAGCTCAAAGCCCCTAATCTCACGCTTGAGCAACTGCAATCAATCCATGACGACATTATCAAGCAAATGGATAACTTGATGGAGGCATATCAAAATGGCTAAGGTTTATTTGGCGATGTACAAACACAAGCGAGACTGGCGCAAAGAGCCAATCAAAGCGATAGCCGACCACATTACTCGATTTTGCACAAAGGGCAAATACTCGCACTGCGAGATTGCCATTGAGCGTATAGAGTTTGGCAATGGGCATCATTATGAGCATGCGACAGTATATGACTGCTACTCATCATCGGTGCAAGACGGCGGCGTGCGTTGCAAGCAGATTGATGTATCCGATAACACCAAATGGGATTTAATCCCCCTTAATGATGTCGCCGAGGTGCAAATCAAAGCCTATCTTGACCACACTTTGGATTGCAAATATGACTGGTGGGGTGCGTTAGGGATTGTGCTAGGCATCAAACAAAAACGCTCAAAATATTTTTGCAGTGAGTGGTGCTTTAATGCGATTTGCGGTGGGGGAAATGGCTGGCGATTTAGTCCGAATCAGTTGGCCGCTATATTTAATAAAGAGAAAAGTTAAAAGGAGAGTTTACCCTGCACAAAGTTTAATTCAATAAAGAAAAGACGGCGATAACAACGGCACTAGGAATGCTCGTTGTTACCAGCTACGCAGACCTAGCCTGCATATAGCCATACGCCGCCTACCTTGCGCAAGGCTGGTGGATTGTAACAAATCTTTTGATTAGGAGAAATATATGCAGTCAATTAAAGCAATCCGTTGCACATTTTGTAACAAATTATTGGCGAAAGTGGGGATAGTTGGTTATTTAGAAATCAAATGCCCTCGTTGCAAAACTGTTAATACTACACGTTAATTTGATTTGAGTGTCAGAATGCCTTGAGCATCGGAACGCCATATAAAGGAAAAACTATGGCAAATCAAAACACCTTTAAACAAGCCCCGTTGCCGTTTATTGGACAAAAACGAATGTTTCTTAAACATTTTGAAACAGTTTTAAATGAGAATATTAAAGGTGATGGCGAGGGCTGGACGATTATTGATACATTCGGCGGTTCAGGCTTACTCAGTCACACCGCCAAACGGTTAAAACCGAAAGCCCGCGTCATTTACAATGATTTTGATGGCTATGCCGAAAGATTGGTATATATCAATGACACTAACGCCTTACGCACACAAATCTTTGCAAAAATTGGTAACGCTACGCCAAAGAATAAGCGTTTACCAAAGTCGTTAAAGGCAGAAATCATTAAAATCATCGACCAATTCAAAGGTTACAAAGATTTAAACTGCTTGATGAGTTGGCTATTATTTAGTGGACAACAAGTAAGCTCATTAGACGAACTGTATAAGAAAGATTTTTGGCATTGCGTTCGATTAAGCGATTATCCTAGTGCAGAGGGGTATTTGGATGGCGTGGAAGTTATCCGTGAATCATTCCATACGCTGCTGCCGAAGTTTACCGATAATCCGAAAGCGTTGTTTGTGTTAGATCCACCATATTTATGTACAAGGCAGGAAAGCTACAAACAAGCCACCTATTTTGATTTGATTGATTTCTTGCGATTGGTCAATATTACGCGACCACCGTATGTGTTCTTTAGCTCGACGAAGTCGGAATTTGTGCGGTTTATTGAGTATATGGTCGATGATAAAGTGCATAATTGGCAGGCGTTTGAAAACGCCAAACGGATTACAGTCAATGCCAAACTGAACTACCAAGTGGCGTATGAAGACAATTTAGTCTATAAATTCTAGCAGTAACAAAGGCTTCGAGTAATCACGAGGCCTTTTGTTTTAGTCTTCTAATTCGGAAAGTAAACAATAAAACGGTGGGGCAAAAGGGGCGAGCGTGGACGTAAATCTCACCACGCAATCTTTGCGTCCGTCTTCCACAAAACGCACATCTAAAAATGCCGTGTTATAGACAAAAGTTTGTCCGCATTCGTTAGGCAGTGAATATTGCGAACCGTCTACAACAAAACCGTCGTGTTCTTTTACGGCAACAAGAGCTAGTTCCATCATTATTTCTTGCTCGGTTCTCATTTTAAAATTTGTCATTTTGTAGGTTTCCTGTGTTTGTTTAACTTGGTCATAGGATTGCTCTCTTAGGTTTACATAGCAAGTCATCATTACGGAAAAATGACTGACTGCGGTCGAATTAGGCTAGGGAGGGATGGAGGGCTAAATAGGTGCAGTTATGTAACGCTGTTTCATTAAATGAAAAAAGCAAGAAAAGGAATTTATCTTGCTTTTTTAGGGACAGTTATGTTGTGCGGGTTTATTATCACTGGTCTTGGTGTCGGCGGTATTTTAGTGGGAACAAACGTGATCACCAGTGAATATTCCTCTCGTAAATGGCGTAGCTTTGCGATCAGTGTCTATGCTGCTGGTTTTGGTATCGGTGCAGTATTAGGCGGTATGTTCGCGGTAATGTTGCAAGGTGAATATGGCTGGCGTTCCGTGTTTTTAGCGGGCGCTATCTTAACCGGTTTGCTTTTAGTGGTTTTATTTATTTGGTTACCGGAATCCATTGATTTCCTCACCTCCAAACAACCTAAAAATGCAGAGGTGCGGTTAAATTTAATCGCAAAAAAAATTGGTTTAGCCGGTGATTGGAAACTTCCAGAAAAAATGGAAAAAGTTAAGACTAAATTACCTATTAGCCAATTATTCAGCGAAAAATACTTACACTCCACTCTGTTAATTTGGACGGCTTTCTTTGCGATCATGTTCAGCTTCTATTTTATTAGCTCATGGACACCAGCCTTATTAAAAGAAGCCGGCATGACGACAGAGCAAAGTGTAAGCGTTGGAATGATGATCTCATTAGGGGGCACTTGTGGTGCCTTAATCTATGGCTTACTGGCAAGCCGTTGGACAGCACGAGGCGTGTTAATTTTATTCACTGTCTTATCTTCTGCAGCAATCATTACCTTTATCTTATCCTCGTCCGTTTTATGGATTGCAATGGTATTCGGTATTTTAGTTGGTGCACTCATGAATGGCTGCATCAGCGGTCTTTATACCTTAAATCCCCTTACTTATGATGCCGATATTCGTAGCACTGGTGTGGGTTGGTCGATTGGTATCGGTCGTATTGGTGCAATTCTTGCCCCTACGATTGCCGGTCAATTATTAGATATGGGCTGGGACAAACAGAGTTTATATGTTGGCGTTGGCTTCGTTATGCTGATCTCAACAGTCGCACTCTTTTTCTTAAAAAGCCGCTCAGAAATTAAAGCATAATCTTAAAAAAAATATAGCAAAAGGCGTGATAAACACGCCTTTTTTATTGCCTTAATAAAGTTCTCATCCCTAGTCTTCAGATCAGAAAGATTCTCAAGTTATTTTATGTAACATTTTCTTCTAAAAATCCTTTGTTATCCATCTTGAATTTCAACGCATTATGGTGTTAAATCAGCACACATTATAAGGTTATAAAAATATAAAAATAAGTTGTAGGAATTTATGTGCCAATTACTCGGAATGAACTGCAATACGCCGACGGATATTGTCTTTTCTTTTGAAGGTTTCCGTCGTCGTGCTGGTCTTACTGATTGCCATTCAGATGGCTTCGGTATTGCTTTTTTTGAAGGTCGTGGAGTGCGTATTTTTCGCGATAACCACGCAGCATCACAATCCCCTATTGCAGATTGTGTAAAACAATACAAAATTAAATCACTCAATGTGATTGCTCACATTCGTAAAGCAACGCAAGGCGGTGTAACCATTGAAAACACCCACCCCTTTATTCGTGAAATTTGGGGACAAAACTGGGTGTTTGCTCACAACGGTAATTTAAAAGACTTGCCGGATATGTCTGAGAGTTTCTGCCAACCGATTGGCTCAACTGATTCAGAAACGGCATTTTGTTATATGGCGGAATATTTGAAAAATCGCTTCCGTCGTAAACCGTCTGAAATGGAAATTTTTGAAGCCATTCAAGACATTACCAGAGAGCTCTCAAAAAAAGGCACCTTTAATTTCATTCTTTCAAACGGAGAATGGATGATCGCCCACTGCTCAACCAATTTGCATTACTTAACGCGCAAAGCTCCTTTTGGTAAAGCTCACCGCATTGATGATGATGGTGTCATTGATTTTAATGATTATGCAAAAGATGGCGACAAAGTCACCATCATTACGACGTTCCCTCTCACCAAAGATGAGCCTTGGGTCAAAATGGAACATGGTGGTTTCGTCTTCTTCAAAGAAGGAGATAAAATTGCTGAGGTAGTAGGCGTGGCAAAAGAAATGGAAGATGACGGTACATTAGGCAATCGTGCAGCAGCCTGATAACAAATCAAAATAAAAAGTAGCGGGGGAAAAAAAAAAAAAAAAAGTAACCCACACT